TTATAATATGGTGTGGATAAATATTTTCAGATAATTAGTATTTAACACGATGAAGGACGGTGAGTTTTGTCCCCTTATAAAGAAAAAATGTGTCGGTCATAAATGTGCATGGTATACACAAGTAAGAGGAACTAATCCAAACACCGGTCAAGAGGTTGATGAATGGAAATGTGCGGTGTCGTGGATGCCCATGATGGCTGTAGAGATTGCTCAGAAATCAAATCAAACTGGTGCAGCTGTAGAAAGTTTTAGAAACGAAGTTGTCAAGGCAAATCAGGTAAACCAACAACTTTATATTCAAGGGTTAGAACAGGGTTATAATGGTCAGTTGTCACCTCATAACCCTATTAACACCTTACCCCCTCACTGAGAAGGATAAGCATCCTTAGAACATTGAATAACGTCAATATATTGAACATCGAAGTTCATGTTTGCACCAGATGTACCTTCGTTATTAATGGTAATTGTGTGTGAGTGAGGGTTACTATTAGTGCCTGCGGATGCAGTAACAGTATGTGAGTGATTGGCATCACCATTCTTTATATCCACTCCGTGGCTGTGTGAACTTCCAGAAGAATTGACAGAAACTCCGGTTCCACTGTTACCTGTACCAGTATTCTGGAATTGCTCAGCTCTTGCATTATTACTTCTGTCGCCATATTCGACACCTCCACTAGCTCTTTGATAAGAGTGGGAATGACCAGGATCACTTACACCATGAGCATGATTACCACCACTATTGATACTAGCACCGTGATTGTGTGTCGCAGAGGCATTGGAAGCATTTCCCGTCACAGTGTGAGTATGAGAAGCACTATTATTGCCTGAAGAAGCAACGTGATTATGTTGAGGTAAGGGAACAACTCTACCACTAGCAAATACAGTTGTAAAAGCAGTATTACCACCGGTTCCACCACCTGCACCACTAACAACGCGAAGTGCTTTATTGTCCTGAGTGGTGAGTTTTGTCCAACCGGTAGGAGCAGCAGTCTGATAGAACAGCATTACTGAACCAGCAGGAATGACTGCAGTAGACTCCAAATACAACTTTCTACTTACATTAGTTGTAGCAGTCTGAAGAACAGATGTACTTGTGGGAGGATAGGTGTCGTCAAGTTGAACAATACCCTGTTGAGATGTGGTGGCTTTCAGAAGTCTATCATTATTGACAGTTCCTTGTGAAAGATTTGATGCATTAAGGTCAGTGATGTTATCACCAGCACCAGTGATATTTTGTGCAAAAAATACATTACTGAATGGATTATAAGTGAGTTGTGCTGCCTCACCGTCAATATACAATCTTTGGTAGTCAGTTCCTCCAGCAGAGTTGAATACAATCTGGTATGCTGTATTATTTGTAGCTGAGTCAATATTGAGGAAGTCAGCCCTCGTCGCTGTACCAGCCAGACCAGCAGTCACTGTGGAGGAGATAATATTAGTGACTGACAGTGTATTAGTTGAAGGGTTGTAAATTAGTCTATCACTTTCACTATCAATATACTGTCTTTGATAACCATATAGACCAGGGTCACTGAAGGTTACTTGATAGTTTGTACTGTCTGCTTTACTATCAATATTAATATTGTCAGCACCAGTTGCAATACCAGACAGATTACCTACAACTCTATTAACTGTGAGAATATTAGTTGATGGATTATACATCATCTGGTCATTTTCACTATCAACAAACAAGTTTTGATAGTTAGATCCAATACCTAAAGTAGGAGTAAATGGTACCTGATAATTTACATTATTACTATTTTCTTGGACACTGATTGCATCCGTACCGGTGGATACACCAATCAAAGCAGTTTGGTCTTGTCTTACAGTGAGAATACCAGCACTGACACTAAAGTTTTGAGGACCCTTAAGATTATTGATTGTTCCGATACCGGAAACAAAGATATTCAGAAAATCTGCTTGTGCAGTAGATGCATTAATTAATTGGGTAATCGTAGCAACACCAACATTGATGTTCTTACCGTCATTAGTTACAAAGATGGTACCACCCATCCCAGCGGTGTTAGATGCTTGGTAATAAAGTTCGTTAGGTGCGTTAAAAGGAACTTTAAAGGTTACAATACCTACCTGAATACCGTTGTTAACTACACCATCATCATAAATGTTGTTCAGGTCAGCAGTAGGTTGTCTCTTGATGTAGAATGGAAAACCACCACTATCAACATCAAATTGATAAGTCTGACCTCTTACAAGATAAATCTCAGGATCATCTTGGTTTTGAGTAAATCCAATACCAGGAGGATCACCTGCTGTTAGGAACCTAAATCTATCTCCACCAAATTCTTGAAGCCTAAAGAGTGTATATACTCCGTAATTATTTGCAATAAGATTTTTATCTACAGTGACGTTGGTAAATCCAACGGTACCACCAGCTG